GCGTGTGTGCGGTGTGGTAACCAAGCGGGCGCAAGCAGAAATTCGCTTGCGCCCGGTGCTATTATGACGTTTGTGCCTACGCATTTAGAGGGTAGAAAGGCCCGATACTACTGGGCGTTTCTGGTGTGGTTGGGCTGCTGGAAGTACCATACCATTCTTACCCCTGTAAATGCAGTTTGAAATGCGTAGAATAGTTTGACTTTGTGCGTATTTAGGTATAAAATAATATTACCTTACACGTTTGGCTGTAAGGGCGGAGCATTTCTGTCAAGTCTGGCCGAATTGATGTTTCTATGAGTAACGTTACACATAGAACCACCAATTCTAGGTTGGGTTCGTTGAACATGATACTCCTTTCCAGTATGATTATACTACGGAACGCTATCAGATGCACCCAGGACAATAATGTTCATGTACCTGCCTGCTAACTTAGGGATGTTGTCCCCCATGTTAGCAGGCATGATGCATTTTAGGGGGGAATTATGAAAACTCAAAAAGAATATAATCAATGTCAACAACCTATATCTTGTCATAATTGTAGTTCAAACCAGATATGTCAAGCATGGGTTGACTTTGTTAAACACCACAATGATACTAAGCCTTATGCACATTTTGATCTGCGCGTGTCGTTATCCATGCCTTCAATTAGAAAATACGTAATGGATCGGACTAAAATAGTTACACACAGTTTTTATCCTTTTATCCACTTTGAGAAGAAAAACTCTCGTTATGGAAAGAAAGGGCCTAAAAAGCCACGAGAGCTATACTACTGCTCACATTTAGATAGGTGTGTATATCAGCGATATGCATTTTTATTGAACTACCAGTATAATATTTGGGCTTGTGAAAATAACATAGATGACGTTGCAATTGCATATCGAGATAGCTTAGGGAAAAACAATATTGATTTTGCCAAGGATGCTTTTGATGCAATACGCAGCTTTCCTCAGTGCTTCATTTTAGTAGGTGATTTTACTAATTTCTTCGACAACTTGGAACATCAATATCTCAAGAAAATGATGTGCGAAGTGCTTGGTGTTGAGCGTTTGCCTCAAGATTACTTTTCTGTTTTCAAAAACATCACCCGTTTTTCAAGCTGGGACTGGAAAGACATTGTAAAGGCAGCTGGCGAAAACATTGCAGAAAGAGGTGTTCGCAAAAAAATCAATAGTAAAGAGACAGTGCTGACTAAAGAACAATTTCAGAAAAACAAAAAAGATATAAAAAAGAATATTTCTGGGGTGGGCGTTCCGCAAGGTTCCCCAATTAGCGCTGTACTATCCAACATTTACATGATAAAGTTTGATAAAGACATTAAGCGTTATGTAACCAGCAAAGGCGGGATTTATATGCGCTATTCAGACGATTTTATCATTGTCTTGCCATACGAGAGAGATGCCGAAATCGCGGATTTTACAAGCTACATTTTTTCCTATGTAGAATCAATGAAAGGACTTATTGATTTACAAAAGGAAAAGACTTCTTGCTATACTTATAAGGACGAAGTAATCTACGAGGGTGATCAGCCATCTAGCATAAATTACTTAGGATTTCTATTTGATGGCAAAAACATTAGAATAAGGCCACGTGCGATAACAAAATATTATTACAGGATGCGTCGAAAAGCTAATACCATTGGACGCAGTAATTGGACATCATCTAAAGGCAGGCGTATATCAGCAAAAGAACTATATAGTAAAAACTTAAAATCCAGCAATATCAGGGCTCGAACGGTCAAGGTGTAGGAGTAGTCAAGTAATAACCGACTCTCCTACACCTCTTTTTACACCGTTCTGCCGCTTTAAGCACAGAAGCAAATAAATAGCTTTACTCGCCGCCGTACCCGCGTACATCCTCGACAAACGACCTGTTTCTCAAGTTATTTTCATACGCTTCCTGGATGATACGGATGGCGATGTCTACCTCACCGTTTTGCAGACCGTTCTCCCGGATAATCTCCTCGTACTCTGCATAGATGCGAAAGACTCGCTTGAATTGCTCTCTGGTCACCGGATTATCGGGGCAAACGCAGTACGATGCAAAACTTATAATCGAGCTGCGCTTGCTTTCAATGTAAAGAGACATGGTGATCTCATTGTTTTTATCCAGCCCTTCTTTCAGAACTTTAATGGATTCGTCATACACCTCTGCCCGATCATTGACCCACTTCATCCAGGAATCGCGTTTGGCAATATTGTCTGAATTGTAATGGGACTCCACGCTGCTTAGCATAGTTTTCACATCATGAATGGTTGTGGACATTTCCTGCATGGTCTGGCGCTCCTGCTTTTTACGAGCAAAATACTTTCGGATTTTGACGAATTCAGGAACGACTTTTCCCTTAAATTCCAAAACCTCACCGATGATCTGCATAACCAGAAATATGCCAATAATGGCTAGACCTAAAGCGACGGGCACATTCAGATACTCGATATAGCCAATCATTGTGATCGATCACCACCCCTTTACCAAGGCGGCTTTTCGTAGTCTGAGCCGTGAATGCTGAGGGCCAAGAGCATAATTTTCTTTGACCATCGCTCGACCTCCTATATTAGACGAACACAGACCTCAATCGCCCATGACTTCCTCAATCGTGCCAAGATCCGTCCACTTTACGTTGACCGTCCCCGGCTCCCATACGTTGTTGTCCTGCCCGGATCGCCACACATGGCCGTTGTGGGTGCAACAATCCCCGGTGTTGTACGGGCTCGTAGACATGGCGACGAAGGGGAGGGCCTTCTTAGGATCGTCCAACCAGTAGAACCCCCACTGGGCGGGCAGTTCCTCCGGCTCCTGGGGGTAGGTGTCGCTGTTGTAGTTTTGGATAAGGCGCACAATACGCCCCGCAGAAGACCGACACAGGAACCCGTCCGTCTTGCCGGCTTTGCGCTCCAGCATGTTCTTCTTGGCGACCGCGGCAGAGAAGTCTGGAATATAATCCTCTTTCTCGTACAGTTCGGTGCCCGTCATGCCCTCGGAGGTCTCCTGCAAATCCTGGGCCCGGCGCATGCCGTATTCCCGCATAGTGGTCAGCACAAAATCCTTGTCAGTCAACTCCGTTCACTCCTTCCCGAATCGCATTGGCCAGTTCCACATAGGACGCCAGCTCTTTCTGAGCACGATACAGAGCCTCGTTGCTGAGGTCGATCTCATTGTCCATGCCTTTCTTCAGGAACTCCTCATAGTTGTCCCGGACGTTCCGGACAATCCCGTCCCAGGTTTCCACCTCCACGTGGTACTCGTCGTACTCATATCCGGTGAACTCCTCGGTTTCTGCCGGTTTTACATTTTGAAACAGCCGCACAAGGCTTCGGTTGGTTCCCGGGATCTGCTCCACGGTGAACTTCCCCGGATCGACCATTCCCTGTACTTTCATAGGTGCCACTCCTTTCAGGCCGCCCGATAAGGCGGATATAATCGTTGTAGCCGCCGACATTCCCTTCGGACGACTTTCTTGAGATTGAGCATGGTATTCGGCTGGTAATACCGCTCCAATATTCGCTGACTGTTGCACTTACGCAATTGCCCCAGTCTTGAGATCAGCCCGGATGCCCGCTTAAAAGAAATGACCCGGTTCCGGTCTCGCCGGTGGTAGTAGGTGTGCAGCGCTTGCTTGAGTCGGAACAGATTGTGCTTTCGGAGGATCGTGTACCCATGCCCGAAACGATAGCCCAATGCCGACGGAATTCTTGGACGGCGGTGCCGCTGTTTCTTCTCGGATAAGTCCCCGTGGGCCTTTGCCACCTTTGGCGTAAAGCCCACCCGGAAGATCTGCCAGGTGTCTTTCAGTTTCATGCCGATTTCACCCAGCCATGCTTTGATGTCCTCCAGCAGCTTCCGCAGTTTCCGTTTATTGGGACCGAAGATTGTGAAGTTGTCCATCTGCCGCAGATAGTGGCTCACGCCATATTGCTTTTGGTGGATCATCAGATCCAGCGGTTGGAGCAGCAAATGCAGGAACCATGCGGAGAAGAATGCGCCGATCAGGACTCCGTACTCCATCAGCGCATCGCATAGCCAGAGCGTTTCCCGATCCTTGAACAGCCGTTTCAGCGCGTGGATGACATACGGCGGGTCCACCTCCACAAAGCAATGGTGAATATCGCACTCCGCGCAGTATTGGGTGCCCACAGGGTCGTTCTTCATCCATTTCTTTAAAACCTTTACGCCATAAGAGTTGCCACGCCCTGGTACGCTTGCGATACAATACTTGTCCATGCTCCGCCTGATGTGCGGGATCATGGGCTGCACCACCGCATGGTGGACATACTGGTCCGGCCACAAGAGCGGCTCGTTGATATCCCGCCATTTCCCTTTGCCGCTGTCCGCGTTCCGGTCCCACTTCCGCCGTTGCAGCGGTTTATGCATATGCTCGTCCCCGGCCACCAGGTCCTCGATGAACTTGCGGAGTTTTACCACATATTCATCGATATGCTCCTCGATTTCCATGACCTTCTTATTTAAGCTGTGGTCGCCGTTGCGCCGGTGTCCCCGGTTGACATCCTGAATAGCCAGACGCAGGTTTTCATCGGAAATGATTTGTTGGTAAATTCTAACTCGTTTCATCAGGGATAGTGTTCCTCCTTGTAGCCTCACAACTGTTCCATCGCCGCGGGTGGTTCCGGGGCGGGACCCGGCCCGAAGTGTACTAAGCTGTGTCCTGACGGCTCATCTTCAGCAAGTGCTGCGCGGTCAACGATGCGTAATAGAAAGGGTGAGGAACCCTGACTACCAAAAGGAGGTTTAGCCATACCCGACAGGTCCTTCGACCTGCGTCTGCTTCAAGAAGGCGACAGCCGATGTTGGAGTTGGAGTTCGACGCGTTGTTGTAGTTCACGTAGAAAGGCCCGTGATTCTGGTTCTGGTTATAGTTACCGCCATGGTGCAGGCACGGGTTACTACCGTTGAAATTCCAGTTATCCGGGACATCGTCTGCTGCAAAGTTGACCCCGCGCTTTCCCCTTACCAAAGGAAAAGCGGTTTATTAGAGCAAAATCGCTCCATTTTGAATTTTTATAAGGCGGAGGTTGGGGGAAGGGACTGCGGTCCCCTCACCCCAAACCCCCTCCTCTACAGGGGAATAAGTCACGCCGCCT